CAAATGCATATCCTTCTAGGATAATTTCTGCATGGACAGGAATTTGAGCTACAATCCAGTTCGATATGTAGTCATATCGAAACTCTTCAGAAGGCCAAGTTCCAAAGTGAGAACCCTTGATTTTACCATCAAGGTAGGATTTTGCAAATTTTTTGGTAGGAGTTAAGAATTGTATCCTGCAACTTGTGAAGGTTCCCTCACCCACACAAATTGCAGGGGATGTCATACTGTAATCAATCCCAACTTTCGTCTTCGTCATAATCTTCTTCCATTTCAATGTTGTCGCTTCCACAAAACGGACAGCAACTAATCATGTATCTGGAAGTATTTAGATCATGTTTCAGCTGGTATGTTGCGTTACATTCTTGACATTCAATATCTATTTCTGTAGTCATGCCGAAGGAATATCAACCACTTCGCAAACTCCTGCCGAACAGGCAAGTTCCTGAGAAGCTACAGTGTAATCTTGCTCTTCGTACTCAGCAAGTTTAGACCAATTGACATTTTTGGGCATTTCTTTCAATGCAGATTCATATTCCTCTTGTGAACAATCTTGATAAGGCGCCTGCTTGTAAGTATGTTCACTAAAAGGTAAAAATGATATACCAGAGATACTATCAAAGTTCTCGTACACCCATGAAGAAGTCTTGATCCATTCATCTTCTTTTACTGAAACAGTTATAGAAGGTTTGTGTTCACACCAGTATTCTTGGTATGTTTTCCATAGTTCTAGTTGTTCCAGTGCTGTCATATCCATACGACATACTGCATCATCTGGTGATTTCATTGGAAATGAAAATACAGTAGTATTATTTGGTTTGGTTACATCTGGTTCATTTGGAAACCCTTCCGCTTTCATGAAACGTGTCAGAGGGTCTTTGTTGTCACCTCTTACAGTTCTGATATAATATGGATTGTGTCTTGCATGAATACCAGATGCAGAATCAACCAATTGAGAAACTGTTCCCGATGGTTTGACACAAGTGATTGCAGCTGACCTATTGATGTTCAGTTTTTCTGACCATTCTTTATTTGTTTCGACTGCAAACTCACGGAGTTTTTCCAAATCTTTTCCAAGAGTGTCAAGTCCACCCTTTTTACCATTTGTAATGGCATTGTCCATTATTCCTGTGAGGGAGACTCCAAGAAGTCGCTCATCTTCACAGTTGCGTTTCCACTCTCCTGTAATGTATCTAAAATTAGTGAGCGTAGACTGCCAGGTGCCAAGGATAGTTGCAAGTCGAACTTTCTTTTTGAGAGATTGAAGAGAGTCCCTTCCTCTGACAACGCATTCAGTAAGGTTGCAGAACTCTCGACTTCGTAAAATGATTTCAGAGCAAGGGTTTGTGCCGAAATCGTCCCTGGCATCTCTGCGAATAATGTTTTGGCCATCTTTGTCCTTTTCTTGATTTAATTTTTCGGTTGTTTGTTTGGCAGACATACTATTGTAGATACCTCGTTCACCCGATTTGGAATCATAAAGGGATAACCACTCTCGCATGAAAGTTCCAACGTCTGGTTTTTCTTTATAATTGACGGAGTTGTTTGCGAGAGCCCTTTGCACATTTTGTTCCCACCAGTTTCCAGACTTGGCGTATCGCATCTCTCTATCGCCGAGGTCACTAAGACTAATAAGAGCGCTCCTCCGTACACCACCAACCACCACAATCTCTGCGGTTTTGCAAACCAAGTCATGAGCTTCGACGGCTTTGAGTTTTCTTCCTTTTGCATTTTGAAATAAGTTCACTGAGAATTGAAATAAGCTATCCAATGGCTCTGGACCCGATGCCCTACCACCAAAGGTTTTTAACGGAGTTCCGGCTGGTCTGACTTTAGACATATCCCACTTAGGTATCTGTCCTATTACCAACATACCAAGAAGTTCTTTAAATGCTTTTGCCCACCCTAGTTTTGAATCTCGTACTACAATTGTTGTCTCTGTCTCATAAAATTCTTCTGCGACTACTGGTAACTTGTTTACATACTCTTCTTCTACAGAGAAACCTACACCTGTTCCATTCATAAGAACGTACAGAACTTCATCAAAAGACCTAATTGAATCTACTTTGATATACGAACAATTATAAGCTGCAACATTCTCTCGTTTAAGTGCATCTCCAGCTGTCATCAAACATCTCATTGATGGCATAACATCCAGTTTTAATACTGCATCTCTTAACTCTTTTGTTTCCTCTTCAGTAACATCGTAACTATAATTCTCCTTGAGATGTTCTTTAAAAAAGTTAAAATACCTATCTACTGTCTCTTCCCATGTCTCTCTTCGTTTTTGGTCATAATCCCATCTTGCATATCTTGAAAGATGTATGAATGATTGGTACTCGGTGGGTAATTTCATATCTTTTTCCATTTCTTGATTTCTAGGTAAGCCTCCAGACCTTTAAAAGTACGAGATTTTATGAAACCCATAATATCCTTATAGTCTCCAGACATTACCATGTCGTTAATATCTTTACAATCCAAATCACTTGGCCATACTACAACATTGTAATTTCTATCCACCGACTTGTACATACGCTCTACTGTATGCTTGTTTCTTGGTTCATTGTCGTAAATTACAGTTGTAGTTGTAGGTTCCAACCTGAGTAAGTTCAGGTCGGCACCAGCAACCGCCAAACAGTTGTCTATAAAGAGAGAATCAATTGGACCTTCAACCACAAAGACATGAGAATCAAAGTCAATGCGTTCAAGTCCATAGATTTTCTCTTTTTCCGAAACAAGTTTTAGTGTGATGTATCTAGGAGTTTCGTTACCAAAGGCACGACCTTGGTACGCAAACATTTTTCCTGACTTGTCAAAGAAGGGTATGACGAGCCGTGGATAATCTATATTTATACTCCTAAACTTTTCAGAAAACATTCTTCGGGACCACTCATAGAATTTATCTGAGAGATACAATCTGTCCCAATGTTTCTCAGGAATTTTCCGTTGTTTTATATAGGTGAGTGCTGGATGGTCACTTTCCAAATCACTAATCTTTTTGAGTAGTGACAACTCCTTGTTTTGTGGTTTCTCAAACTTCGGAGCTTCGAACTGGAAAGGAACCTTATCTGGAATAGGAGTGTTACCTCTGGTCTGTCCTGACTGATACTTTTCTAATACGTACTCTTTATGCAGTAAGGCGTCTATGCTTTTGAGGAAATTGTTGAATGTGTGACCAGCACTACAGTTATGGCACTTGAAGAAGTACTGAGTCTTTTTCTTGTAGATGTATCCTCTAGCTTTGTCCTTTCGTTTGTGGGAGTCTCCACAAACTGGACATCGAAAATTCCAGAGGTCATCTCTTACTTTTTTAAATCTTTGAAGCCTAGATGTGCATAGATTGATATACTTTAGGTCAATATAATTCATTATGTAGGGGGAGTGTTACTGGAGCGCTCCAACTGTTTGCAACGCTGTCATTATAAAGGTAAGGGTAAGTATAATACCCCCGGCGGTCCATTTCCACTTCTCTAGACCGCCTATGTCTCGTTCATTTTCATCTATCTTATCACAGAGTTTTTCAAATGTCAAGTTTATTTCGTCAGAAATTTCTCTTTTCATTGTGGACATTCTGGAATGTACCTCCTTAAAGTCTTCTCTGTTTTGATTTACGTGCCCCTCAAAAGATTCTGATATCTGTTTGATTTGTTCTTTTAGCACTGCAATTTCAGCTTCTACGTTCATTTAACACTTTTCATAGCAAATGCTTGCATTGCCATAAAACTTTTTTTGTCCTTATTAATCATATCTTTGAATTTGGTTTGATTGTCCTTATTCAAAGCGTCATACACTTTTGTCATGGCACTTGCAGTAAACATATCTATGGAAGCTGATTTACCATCCTTAAATTTGACTCTCTGCATTTGTTGTTTCTTCACAATATTTCTCATAATATCTAAAACGTCTTCATTCAATCGGGTAAACTCTTCTGTTGTATTGAGAACTTGTTCTTTCAGTCTTGCAACTTTACCCCATTGTCCACCACCATTTCTATTGAACCGAACTCCTCTTATTGCACCAGTTGTAGCATTTTGAAGAATGATTACACCATTATGATGTTTTCTTGCATAATCGTATATCTTTTTCTGAGAAGAATCTGAGAGGTCCAGATACTTAGACCATCTCTCAAACTTGGTTTTACCATTACGAAATTTAGCAAATACATCGTCTGAGACTTTGAATGTCTCGTATTTCCTTTTTTTCTTTTTACCCATGTTAGGTGCAAAATCTATTCCACCACCACTGGCAGCCATATCAGCTTCTACTATAATCTCTATCATTGGATATCCTCTAACGATACGTAAATTTTCTTACTTG